AATAATCTTTGAAAATCAGACATTTCAAAATATGTTTTGTCTTTTAATTCTTCTAAGTTTTCAGCATCTTTACCTTTATCCATATTTTGTTTAAATAAAAATGCTAAAGAAGCTTTACACATTGCATAATAGTTCTTGTTAACTTGAATTTCTACAAGAGCATCATCTTTAATTTCCATGACTTTAACGGGCATAATATAATTTTTAAACAAAAATAAAGAAAAAAATGAATCTAGAAGAAATTAAACAAAAAATGTTTGACAAACTTGAACCCAGTGGTTGGGGTAGAGTTCTTAAATCTTTTATATTTAGTGGGGACTTTGATAATATTCTAACAAAGCTTTACACACTAAGTCAAGGAGATAAAAGATTTACTCCACCACTAAAACAGGTATTTAGGGCATTTGAAGAATGTCCATATGACAAATTACAAATTGTAATGGTAGGTCAAGATCCATATCCAACATTTGGTGTAGCAGATGGTATTGCATTTAGTTGTGGTAACACAAAGCAATTACAGCCAAGTTTAAGATTTATACTGGATGAAGTAAATAGAACTGTTTATAGGGGTCATCCTGGAAGTTTAGAACCTGATTTAACTAGATGGTCTAATCAAGGAATATTGCTGCTTAATACAGCTCTTACAGTTGAAGTAGGTAAGATTGGTAGTCATTATGATATATGGAAACAATTTACAGCATATCTATTGGATTGGTTAAATAATTATAACCCTGGATTAGTTTATGTGTATATGGGTAAAAAAGCAGAAGAATGGTCTATGATGACAAGTGATTCTAATAATGTCAAATATTTTGTAAAACATCCAGCAAGTGCTGCTTACAATGGTTCTAAATGGGATTCAAATGATATGTTTATAAAAATATTAAAAGACAATCAAATAACTTGGTAACATGGAAGAATTATTTCAAAAATTAGTTAGAGAAAATCTAACACCCAATAGTTTTTATGTATTATTCAGTATTGCAAAAAATATTAAACCCTACACATTTGTTAATTCTAATTTAGAAATTACTAGATTAAAACAAGCCGGATGGTTGACAGAAAATTTGCAGATTACTGATAAAAGTATTATCTTTATAGAAGAAATAAATGGGTTTTTTAAGAAAAGTAAAAAGAAAAGTTCTCAAATTATTATGGGAACTGATTTCTTAAAAAATATTGAACAATATAACCTAATATTTCCAAACATAAAACTTCCTAGTAATAAATATGCAAGATCTAATGTAAAAAACTTAGAGAATGCATTTAGATGGTTTTTAGACAATTATGATTATGATTGGGATACAATATTTAATGCATCTAAAAAGTATGTAAGAGAATATGCTGATAATCAATATAATTATATGAGAACATCACAGTACTTTATTAGGAAACAAGAAGATGGAAGACAGTTTATGTCAGAATTAGCAAACTATTGTGAAATTATCTTAAATAAACCTATAGATGATACACCAAAATTTAAAGAAAGATATTTATGAAAAAAATGGAAGCTCAGTTTTTATTAGTCATAATTGCACTAATAAATACAGCACTGGCTTTTTTAATTGTTGATGCAAGTATAGTACATATTACTATATGGCAATTCCTAATCATTGAATTCTTAATAACAGCTGGTCACTTTATTTATAATGTAATAAAGAAAAAACTATTACTTAACTATTTTAATAACAAGTAATATGTATCAGAAACCAACAAAACAAGTTGTTCCTTTAAAGAGAACATCTGAAAAAGAATCTATTAAAAAAGCAATAAATAAAATTATTGCTATCAGTAAAGGAGAAATAAAAACATTAAAAACTGCATGGCCACAATTTAATAATGCATTTGTAAATGGCTTAGAATGGCGGACTATTACTGTCATTGGAGCAAGACCTGGCGTAGGTAAAACCTTTTTCATGGAGCAGATGACTTCAGATATCCTTGAGTTAAACCAAGATCAAGATTTTAGAATATTAAAATTCCAACTTGAAATGGTTGATGAAACAGATGGTGCAAGGAAGTTATCAGTAAAATCAGGAATGTCCTATGAAAAACTAATGAGCAAGGGTAAACCTATTAACAAAGAGGATATCCACAAATTGATTGATATATATGAAAGTATTGAAGGTAAAGGTAAAACTAATATGATCTATGATCCATGCACAGTAGATGAAATGAAAGTTACCATACAAGATGAATGTGAAGATTTTAAGAAAATCATTGAAGATGAAAATGGAAATGAAAAAGAAGTGTATACTAATATACTTGTATGTATTGACCATTCTAATCTATTGAGAAAAGATCAAACACAAAAAGACAAATTTGAAATGCTGAGTGACTTAGGTGAAGCAATGACAGAGATGAAAAAAAAGTTTCCTGTTTCTTTTTTGATTTTAAGTCAGCTTAACAGAAGTATTGAATCTCCAGAAAGACATAAGCCAGGTACTTATGGTAATTATATTTTGGACTCTGATATCTATGGTTCGGATGCTCTTTTACAGCATGCTGATGTTGTAATTGGAATCAATAGACCTTATGACAAAAGATTAAGTTCCTATGGTCCTGACAAATTAATTATTGAAGATGAAGAAACTTTAGTATTTCACTTTTTAAAATCCAGAAATGGTTTAACCGGTATTCAGTTTTATAGACTTAACAGAGATACTATGAGATTAGAAGAGGCACCTACTCCTGGAAGAAGACAAGAAGATTAATTTTAAATTTAAAAACAAATGAGAGAAGCACCAAATTTAAGAAATGAAAAACAAAATGAGTATTACCTTTATCACAAAGGATCATTAGACAGAGCTGGAATTCCACAAAGTGAGTTCACAATTAAAACAGCTTTTAGATCTAATATCAGTCCTTTGCCAGGTAAAAATATTCAATTGTTTGACGGAGAACTTAAGAAAAATAAAGATCTTTATATAGAGCTCTTTGAAAAAGTAAAAGATGTTAATGAAGTTGTTGTAGATTATACTCCGTATGATGACAACAGACCTTTATTTATCTACAAAGCAAATCCACATTATAAAACTGAATACCCTATTAAAACGGGTGGAGATGTTGGAAAAGAATATGATTCATATCTTGTTAACTTATCTGAGTTAAAAGTATTGTGGAAAGGTAAAACAATGACTTATTCTGAATATGAAAAAATTAAAGATGATGCTTTACCTCCTGCAAAAGAACAAAATGGAGTTAATGATCTTTATTATTTTCCAAACTTTGAAGAAGAATTTCCATCTTTAAAAGAAAATTTAAATACCGAAAATCAAGAAAATTTAACCTTAGCTAATATTTCTTTAAGAGATTTTGCAGCAATCATGCTAGTAAGACCTGTAAGTGATAAAGAATGGTTAAATGAACTTATTAAACAATCAAAAAGTGAGATATGAGCATGATATTGCCAACAAGTAAAATTAAAGCAGAAAGAGTAAATCCTAAAAGAATTTTGATTTATTCTAAACCTAAAACAGGTAAAACTACTGCATTTGCAGGACTAGAAGATAATCTACTTATAGATCTTGAAAATGGTTCTGATTATGTAGAAGCTCTTAAAGTTAAAGTAAATAATCTTACTGAACTAAGCGAAGTAGGTAAAGCAATTAAGGCTGCTGGATTTCCATACAAATATGTTACTATTGACACTGTAACTGCATTAGAAGATATGATTATGCCATTGGCTGTCAATCTTTATCAGGACACAACAATGGGTAAAAACTTTGATGGAGAAAGTGTGCTTACATTAGCAAATGGAGCTGGTTACTTATATATTAGAAAAGCATTTTTCCAAATTCTAGAATTTATTGATAAATTCGCACCCACTATTATTTTATCTGGTCACATTAAAGACAAGGTAGTTGATGATAAGGGAGAAATGGTTATGTCTGCTAATATAGATTTAACTGGTAAAATTAAATCTTTAATATGTGCAAATGCAGATGCTATTGGTTATATGTACAGAAAAGGTAATGAAACTATTTTGTCTTTTAGGACAAATGAAGAAGTTACTTGTGGTGCAAGACCAGAGCATCTAAGAAACAAAGAAATAGTAATTTCTGAAATGATAGACGGTGTTTTAAAAACATCATGGGATGAAGTGTTTATTAATAATTAAAAAAATCAAAAAAAATGGGATTAAGTACAACAGATTTAGGACAAAGTAATGGTGAAGGTAGAAAACTTCCAAAGAAAATTCAACCAGGAAACCACAGAGTAAAATTACACAAGCTAGAGTTAGAGCAATACACCTATATTGAGAATGCTTATTATTTATTATTACACCTAGAAACTGAAGCTTTAGAAGGTTTTGAAGGTTTTTATATTGATAATGATCAAGAGAAAGGTAGATATGATGGCCAAATTGGTAAAGTAAAAGGTAGTTTTTATGCATTTGCAGATGGTTTTACCAAAAGAGGTACCGCAATTCAAAGAGATAAAGCAATATTAATTTTCTTGCAAAATCTTTGTAAATCATTGGGTATAAGTGATTGGTTTAAAGAACAAAATGACAAACATAAAACTATTGAAGAGTTTATTGATGCATTTAATGGAACAGCTCCAAGTGAAAATCAATTCTTTGACACTTGTATAGGTGGTAAAGAGTGGACAAATAAAGAGGGTTACATTGATTACAATTTGTTCTTTCCAAATTCAGTAGATAAGCAATATGCTTTTGGTGAATTGGATGCAGCAAACATTATGAACTTTGATGAAAAAACTCATATTATCAAACAAAAAGAAGCTAAAAAAGTAGACAAATTTGATTCTGATGATGAAATAAAAACACCAAAAAAATCATCTTCTGATTTCAACCTAGACTAATAGATAGGGGGATCAGAGATGGTCCCCTTATTTTAATTTTTATAGTATGTTATCAACTAGGTTAATTACAAGTTTATGGGATGTCC